TGAGCATCGCTGATCATCTCGCGGTTTGCAACCAAGCGCAGGAGCTCTCCAATTGGCATTCGAGGGGCTCTTGCCATTTTTCGTGGGTATCCAAGCAGAAGTTGTGCAAAAGGAGAGCAGAGGCTGTTCAAAAGGCAGGGGCTACAAAATATATATGATATAATAACAGTCAATTTTTTGTTAAAAACCTTTTTTTTCCATTTTTTTTTATGTTAAAAAATTGAATTATTATTTATAAATAATATAAAGCACAAGCAATTTACAAATTAAAGTATACTGAATTTATAATGTCCGAAAATCGCAATAGTAATCAGGCCGGTCGTTATTCGGCAGGTGGAGGTGATGCTCGTTCCTATAGGGATGGGGATAGGGACCGAGCACGTGATAGTGATGGTGATTATCATCGTGTACGAGATGATCGTGGTCGCGATGATCGTGGTGATCGCGGTTATTACCGTCGAGATTACAATGGCGGTGGTGATCGTGGTGGTCGTTACAATCGTAGTCGTAATGACAATCGGCAGGAGCGTGAGGCAAGTTATAATATTGAAGAAAAGATACGGGAGAGCCAGGTGCAGACATATGAAAGTCAGAATGCGCAATCTAAAGAAGCAGAAGATGCTAAACCCTCTCTTACACCCGAGGAGATTCAGAGACGTGAAGAATATCTAATTCCTATTGAAACATTTGATGATCTAGGAAAAGAACTTGATCTCAAGATTGTTCGAGGTGTTATGGCATATGGGTTTGAAACACCTAGCCTAATTCAGCAAAAAGCTATTCGTCCTATTCTAGGTGGTTATGATGTTATTGCCCAGGCTCAGAGTGGTATGGGTAAGACTGCCACGTTTTGTATTGGTGCGCTAGGACGTATTGATATGTCGCAAAATCAGATTCAAACTATTGTTCTAGCACATACATTAGAACTAGCAATGCAAATTGAGTTTGTATTTAAGAACATTGGTCGTTATATAGATGTTCGCGTAGGTATGGCTGTAAAGAGTATTCCTGTGCGGGAAAATATAGACCAATTGCTAGGTCGCACTAACAACGATTTAGTACCACACGTGGTTATTGGAACTCCGGGGCGTGTATTAGATATGTTGAATAAGGAAGTAATTCTTGGCAAGTATATTAAGTTACTTGTTTTGGATGAAGCCGATGAACTACTATCGGATGGTTTTATTAAGCAAATCAAGAGTATCATAGGAACCATAGACCCTAAGAGTCAGATTGGGCTATTTTCTGCCACTATGGAACCGGAGTTTTTCCGGGTGACACGTAATTTTATGCGTAATCCATTGAACATTCTTATCAAGAAGGAAGAGCTTACCCTAGAAGGCATTAAACAATTTTATATTGATTGTGAAAAAAATGAATATAAGTTTGAAACTCTTTGCGATTTGTATGCTTTGATATCGGTGAGTCAAACCATTATTTATTGTAATCATTATCAATGTGTGGAGCAACTCACTCGCAAGATGCAGGAGAATAATTTCAAGGTGTCTTGTATTCATGGTAACATGGATGTTGCTGCACGTGAAGAGGCAATGAAGAATTTCCGTAGTATGAAGACACGAGTTCTAATTTCTACGGATTTGCTGGGACGTGGTATTGATGTACAGCAAGTGTCGGTAGTTATTAATTATGATTTACCACTTAAGATTGAGAGTTATATTCATCGTATTGGTCGTAGTGGTCGGCATGGTCGCAAGGGTACAGCAATTAATCTTATTAATCTGAATGACCAGAAGAGGGTTGGTGAGATTGAACGGTATTATAATACCCATATTGATGTGCTGCCGAATGATGTCGCTAGAATTTTGAGCTAGATGTAGTTAGTTAATGTTATCATCTGATATGATATTATCAACTGATATTATCAATTGATTGATTTTATTTGATTCAGTATTTTAGCATTTTCTTATTTTTCTTATTTTCTTATTTTCTTACATTGTAGTGAAAATTAAATATAAAACTTGTATTCTATAAATTAGGATAAAATAAAATAAGATAAATTAGATAAAAATGTTTGAATACATAGATAAAATTCTACCCAAGCAAAAAAGGGAACAAGCAACTGGAAATAGAGAGTATAAGATTTACCTTGATTTAGAAAGAGAACCAAATAAAGATATAAAAAAGACGCGGGATTTACCAGAGCGGGAACTAAATTACTTAAGACAACTAAAATTAGAAAAAAAGATTAATAAAAGGGCATCACAATTAAGATATAGATTGGAAGAGGGGCATGGTCGCGCCTTGTATATGATTGGTATTAAAGATGATGGAACACCAGAAGGTATTGAAATTGAAAAGTTATTCAAATCACTTAATTTTCTATATAAAATGGTTGAAATAATAAATGCCACTATAAAAAATATTAGAATATACTTGGGTAATTTAGAAGGAAGATATGTATTTACTGCAAGGATAGAGATACCTAACTATAAACCAAAACAACTAGTATCTATTTAAGAAACTCAGAAACCCGTAGGTTTGCGAAATATTTTCATTATCTCATTATCAATAAGAGAAAGTTCTAAAGGAACATAAGGTTTCTTTAATTTTGCGGTTCTTTCAATGCGCTAAAGAGAGCTTTTAGACCAGCTTGATAATTTTGCTGGCATTGGGCATACATATTTACTAGACGATTGCGCACATCGGTCTCTAGTGAAGCAAGGTCAGTATAACTAATTTCACGAAGAGTAAAATGAGCTGATGTGTTGGTATCGCTGGGGTTGCCTTTAACAAGAACCTGCTTCTCTAGAAGAGTAAGAAGATACTCGCAATTATCTAGATAAACACTTTTCAAGTCTTTATAGATTTTGAGATATTCTGCAAGCCGGGGATCATTTAAGGTAATAGGTATTTGTGCATTATCATTCATATTATTTATACAGAAATTATCAAAATCATCTTCAGTAATCCTTAAATCAGCTTCCATTTGGGTTTCATTTGAAAATTTATCATATGTCTTAAAGGCGGTATTTACAATTTCTATAATATTAGGATCAATTTTATCTATCTTTGCATAAAAATCAACAAATTCTAGAAACTTATCTAGCAAGGTATTATTGGTCTTTAACTCTTGTGTATTAATAGTATTATTTATAGTGCTAGTGTTCATCATTTTTTCATTTTCTGTTTGCTCATTATTTCCATTATTTTGATTATTTCCATTATTATAATTATTATTATTATCATTATCATTATTGGCACCACCTTTTTGTGTTTCGTTAATTTGATTTAATAAATCATTAATTTCTTGTGTTTGATTATTAGTTGATTTTGATAGATTTGCGGTATTTCTAATGCTTGGTGCAGTAGATGGTTCTGCAGTCACGCTGGTATTATCTGTTTTAGGTAAAACTGATTCCATAGAAGTAGTAGGCATTCCAGAACTGCTAGGTTCAATAGGTGCAGTAGCAGTTGTGTTTGTTTGTGCTTTGATTTCATCCATAGGTTCATCATCATCCTCATCCTCATCATCATCTTCATCTTCATCATCATCGTCATCATCGTCGTCATATTCGCTTTCTGTGTCACTATCAGTTTCACTATCAGTTTCTGGCAAATCTTCTGTTACAACTGGAGAAACTGGTTCCGAGGTGCTAGGTGCTGGTGCCAGATTCATAGTAGTAGCAGCTGGCTCCATAGTGCTAGGTGCCGGTGCCAGATTCATAGTAGTAGCAGCTGGTTCCATAGTGCTAGGTTCTGGTGCTGGTGCCAGATTCATAGTATTAGCCGTTGGTTCCAAGGTGCTAGGTGCTGGTTCCAAGGTGCTAGGTGCTGGTTCCAAGGTGCTAGGTGCTGGTTCCAAGGTGCTAGGTGCGGGTGCTAGATTCATAGTAGGTGTTGGTTCTACAGTTTTATCTTGCGTGTTGGATTTAATATTTGCAATAATTTGATTAAGTCCTTCGATTTTAGTAATAATACTATTTAGTTTAGCATTTTCATTAGCTTTGAAATTACTAATATTCTTGCGAATGTTTGCGATATTATTAGCTGATACTTCCGGTAATTTTACAGAATTGCTAGATGCTTGTTCTAAATTTTCTAAGTCTTTATTATTTTCTTTTTCATCTTCATCTTCTTCATCCACATCTTCATCCACATCTTCATCCACATCTTCATCATCTTCTGCATCCACATCTTCATTCATTTCTGATAATTCACGTGCAACCATTGCATCCATTTCAGGCGATTCTTTGAGTGATGGATCAACAAACATAAGAAGATTCGATAGTGTTTTTACCAAAATTTGATATTGGTTGCGAACATTAGTTTTTTCTTCTTCTGTTTCAGTATCTTGCATCAAGTGATAATAATAAAGCATAAGCAATTCCTTAAAACCAGGTTCGTGCATAATACTCTGTTTTACAACATCAGCGGCTGAATCACAAATGCCGGAAATACCTTTTTGCTCATCCTCGCTGATAATAGTAAGTAGATTACGCAACCGATTGAGACAAATGTTATCCATGGGATTAACTGCAGTCAGTACTGCAGAAATTAAGTTTAATATCTTGACATAATGAACGGCAATAGCATTACAAATTTCTTTTTTACTTACTTTTTTATCCTTGTTATCGATGCTAGGAACCCCATTGCTAGAACAAGTATCATCTGTACAATCAGTTCGCTCTCGACCAACCAATATATTACTAGCAAACTGTTCTAATTGTAGCTTGGTATAATTCTTGTCTAGATTATTAGACATAGTAATCGCGATTTTATTGCATTGCTTAGGGTTAAGTAAAGTAATTAGATCACGAAACCTGTCTTTCTCTGCAACTTGCTGTTGAGGCTGTGCGTATGGTAAGATTAAATCGGTAATTATTAAATCCATCCTACGTTGAAAATCGGTTATATTATCATCTAGCTTCTTCGTTTTAAAGATATTTTGGATTTTATCAAATAAATTACTAAAGAATGAGGCCATCTTATGTGATGTGTAATGTGTGATGGTATGCCAGATTGCTTTCTAGAATATTCAACGAAATTATTTTTGTTTTTTATTCTCTGTAATCTCTGTAATCTCTGTAATCTCTGTAATCTTTGCAAAATTATTTTAGAATGGCATTTATTGGTTAGAATTATTAGATGTCTAAGCTAAATTCTTATGAAATAGATTATTCTTAGGAATACAATAATAATTACAAAAGCTTGTATAATTGATTCCATCATCATCATCATTATTATTGGCATCTTTGGAATAATCACGATTTGCAAAATGAGGTATATAAATTGGACGGCCTTTTTCACCATCAAATGGTGAATCGCTTTTGGATACAGGATTTAAACCAGGTTTATGATAGAATAGTCCGTCCTGCATTTGTTTATAGAAATGATAGGTTGAATCAGGTTCTATTACCATTGCACCTTTGTAATAGCCACGTGGGCAGCGAGTATTGAAATCCACTGGTATTAAAGACGGATTATCTGCTAGAATCTTGCTATTCATTTGTGGGCATTTATAAATTCGTTCCTTGGTTTTATCACTACCAGTACGTTTAATTAGTTCAAAATCGCCAGGTTGTGGTTTCAAATCTCCACATCCAGAATCGTCAATACATTCTTCAACTGTTTTATATTTCTTATTGCAAATCTCCGCACATTTTTCTTTAACAGCTTTAACTTGCCGGTTAAGAAAATAAGAATAACAATTATGAGAACCTTCAACTAAAGGATCTTTCCAGAGCTGTATATCTGGTTCAGGTTCATCACCTGATAACAATTTCTGCAAATAACTCTTACAATTTTGATGTTGTTGGCAGAAATCGGAATTAGTAAGTGCCAGATTGGGACACCTATCATAAGTGTTAAAATCGGTTTCAGATTTATAATTAATACACATACATCTTTTAGAATTTTTAACTAAGGTGCTATCATCTTTAGGATTATAATATTTATAAACCCACTGACCTTTGTCATTTTTAGTATATAATTTTTTGAAATAATCTTGATTTAAGTTGCTAGTTACACTTGTATGTTGCATTTTATTAGTTTTGGTTTTATTTCTATTTTGTTTTCTTTTGATTAGAAATTGTTTTTTGCTAGCAGAGTTACTATGTATTTTATTAGATTTTTTATTTAATTGTAATATTTTTTGTTCTTCTAGAGTAGGTAGATAAGACATTCCAAGTGTTTGCTATCTTAACTATCGATATTTATTTATGACGTATCGTTTAGATACTAATATTGCTTATATATAATAAAATGCAGAATGCTAACTATATGAGTTGTTATACATATAATAACATCGGAATTGTCAATCGTATAGTCTTAACAGTAATAATTTATTATGTAATATATAAATTTTGGTATAAAAAAGGAGGCAATAAAACCATAGATTTGCCAAAAACACAATGGTTTTTTATAGCATTTGCAGGTATTCTTACTATTTTAGATTCATCAGATTGCAATTGGTCTTTAGGATTTTATAGTAAACCAGATTGTAGTAAAACATTTTATTATCAGATAACGGATAAAATAAATGATTCAATTAGTTATTTAGCATCATGGTATTTGTTTGGTCTAGATAATCTTTATCTCTATTTTGCATTATTTAGATGTATTGGTATTATATTATTTGGCCTATCTAGAAATGCAATTTATTTAATATTATTTCCGGATTTGAATAAAGAATATCTAGTATATTTATTCCTTTTTGGTTATAATTATAGTTATATATGGATGCTAGTCATTGGTAAGATGGCATATGAATATTATCATCATACTATTACAAATAATCAAGAGTACTAAATCTAATAATCTACATTGCAATTTGCGGGATTAAGTCTAGTAGTTCTAGAATACAAAATATTAGTATATCTAAATAATAGAATATCTTCAATTCTAATATAATATTGCAAATAAGGAATAAAGATGGGTGGAGGTTTAATTCAATTAATTGCTGTAGGTGTTCAAGATATATATCTAATCGGAAATCCTCAAATAACCTATTTCAAAACAGTTTATAAGAAACATACTAATTTTGCAATTGAATCCATTTATCAATCAATAGATGGTCGCACAGATTTCGGACAAACTATTGAAATTACTATAGCTCGTAAGGGTGACTTGATAAAAGATATTATTTTTGAGGTTGTTTTACCGGCATTGCCACAAGGTTCTAACGGTAGTGGTTATTTCTGGACTAATGGAATAGGTAATGTGTTATTAAAACAAATAGATTTAGAAATAGGTGGTCAATTAGTTGACCGTCATTATAGTGAATGGCTAGATATTTGGAGCCAACTTACTATAAATGATAGTAAAATTGGCGCTTATAATGCAATGGTAGGTAATTTTAATACTATAAGTTCATTACAAACTAGTGCAGCAAATCCATTTAGATTACAGATTCCAATGTTTTTCTGGTTTAATCGCGACTGGGCACATGCTTTGCCATTGATAGCATTGCAATATCACGAAGTAAAATTAAAAGTATTTTTAAGAGATCTATCGGCGTGTTATAGGACGCAGACATCAATGCCTGCATTAACGGGTTATAGTATCCAAAGTATGAATGTATGGGTCGATTATATTTATCTAGATATGGATGAAAGACGAAAATATGCTGAAAAAACACACGAGTATCTTATCGATCAGTTGCAATTTTCAGGTGATACTACTATTTCTAGCGATGCAGGAGGTGTTTCAGTAAAATTAAATTTTAATCATCCTGTAAAAGAATTATATTGGATAAATACACGTAATGATTATTTACAAGTTGACCCATTAAATGGTAATCAACAATTGAATTATTCGCTAGAACCCAATGTTTCTGAAACTTTTACGAATGGATTATTACAATTAAATGGTATTGATAGATTCAATTCTAGAAGTGCAAATTATTTTCGATTAGTTCAAAATTATCAATATCATACTCGTTATTCATCTAAGAATATATATACATATTCATTTGGACTTTATCCGGAACAGTATCAACCTAGCGGAACTTGTAATATGTCCAAGATCACAAATGTAAATCTTTATCTAGATTATAACGGAATCAATAATACCGGACAGAATCAAATTCTCAAAGTTTTTGGTGTTAACTACAATATATTTCGAATTATGAGCGGAATGGGTGGTTTATCATTTAGCAATTAGTAGCAAATTTTGTTTTTGATGTTTATGGATTTATAGTTTTTTTGGGTTTGCTGTTTTTGGGTTTTGCTGTTTTTTGTTTTATGGATGGTTTCTAGCTAAATAAAAATTTATTCATAAATATTAAGTATTCTATATTATTATATAAGAACTAGGTAAAATACAATGTCCTATGCACAAGATGCAACGTTTACTAATATTGACCTAAATAATATAAATACAAATTTAATACATCAGACAGGAACAGGTGTATTTTGGATTGATTCGATTCAAGGTAGTTTAAAAATAGGTCATACCGGCAGCAAAGTATATATTGATAGTGATATATATGCTGGTGGCAAAATATATGGATTGACAGGTGAAACTGGATATACTGGCCAGACCGGCTCTACCGGTCTTACGGGCAGTATTGGTATGACAGGGCCAACAGGTGCAATGGGTAATATAGGTGCTCCTGCTACATTGGGATATTTTAACTCTAGTAATATATCAATTCCGGATTCAGTAATTACACCAATAGCTTGGGATACTATTGATGGTTATTTTTCACAAGGAGATATAGATTTATCTCTAGACAATGGAACCCATTCTATATTTACAAATACTGATGTTCTAGATGGTGTATTTGTTATTACAGGAGAATTTAATTTAGTTCTAAGTAGTCCGGGAGTTATAGAAATTTGGATACAACCTAGTTGGAGTGGAGAAAAATATAGTTATCAACAATTATCTCTAAATACTGGGGAACAAACAGCTACATTTTCATCATCGTTGCTAGTTGAGTCGGGTGATTCTTTTAAAGTGGAGATATATCAAAATACTGGTGCGGGTTTGATTCTAGTAGAGAATAAAGCACGAATTAATATTGTAAAGATTAATACGGCTCTATATGGTCCTACTGGTTCTACTGGGCAGATTGGACAGACTGGATACACGGGACCAATTGGCCCTCCAGGTGCTACTTCTGCCTCTAGTATTCTAGCATTAAGAAGCTCAGGTGCACAAACAGTGGGTAATACACAATATTTAAAAGTTTTGTTTGACCAAACTGATGATATTAATTATGGTGTTATGAATGTTTCTACTTCGGTAGTGGCCGGTGGTACTCGTATTACCAATGCTTCAGCGGGGATAGTTCAAATAAATGTCGCATATCAAGTTATGTTTAGTGAAATATCTGGTACATCCGGTCAGAATACACGGATTACATATATATCTCTAAACGATGCTAGTCCTCCTCCCCCTAGTGGTGGATATACCAATTTATATGGTTTGGTTTCATTACAAGGTGATTTATATGGTACTACTTGCCAGGGTTCCTGCCTATTAACTTTACAGCCTGGTGATTTTATAGAAGTTTATGCTTATCAAAATTCTGGTGGAGCTTTAGATATTGGTGGAACAAATGGAAATATTAAATATACTAATCGTATACAAATAACGGAATTATATATCGGGCC